TCCGCCACCCCCTGCGTCAGCCCCGTATTCTCCCCCGTCATCCAGCGCAGCGTGCCGAAGGCATAGGCCCCCGGCTCCAGCCCTGCGGCCGCAACGACGGCATCCGCCACACCCGTCACCGCCACCACCCGCCGCCGTGGCGCCATGTCCACCCGGCACTGGCCATCGCCCAGCCGTGCGCGACAATCGGGCGACGTGCTCGGGGCCACCGGCCCACCCAGCACCGCCGCCGCGCCGATCAGCTCCGCCGTAAACGCCGCGCCCGTCCGCGCCACCGCGCCGATCTCCCCCCGCGCCAGCAACAGCCACAATTCGCCCGGCTCCTCCCACTGCGTCAGCCGCAGTTCAAGGCTCCCGCCGTCCCAGCGCCCCGCCATCAAATCGCGCTCGGTCAGCGCATCGCTCGACAAAGCGCCCGCGACATCGCTGTCCTCGCCGTCCAGGCCGATGCCGCTGCGCACCGCCGATGGCGTCATCCCCGGCGCGGCGCGATAGAGAAGGCCGCCAATCTCCAGGTCGCGATCATGGCTGGTAAGGCCGATCGCCACCCCGTCCCGCCGCTCGATCCGCCAGCAAAAGGCGAGCGTCGAGAGCGGCTGCGCCAATGTCTCGACCGCGCTCATTCGCGTATCTCCACCAGCGGCACCGACGGCGCTTCCCCGGCGGCGAAGGTCGCGCGATTGATTTCCAGCCGGTCCTCGGCAAAGCGCACCGGCACGTCGAACCGGTATCCGGCGGTCAGCGCCACGCCTGTCGCTGGCGCAGTATCGAAGGCGATGACGCCCAGCCCTGCATGAACCCAGCCGCCCGTCATCTCGACGCCATCGGCCGCCACGCGGATGCTGCCCGCCACCGGCCGCGTGATCCGCCGCCCCTGCGCGTCCGCGCCCTCGCCATAATAGCGCATCAGCGGGAACTCGCTCGTCACCCCGTCGCCGATGCCCAGCGGCTGGTCGATCGGCGAGGGAACCGTCCCCGCCGCCCCGCTGCGATCGTCATAGGGATCGGTGAAGCGGAACCCGCGCGCCGCCCCCCGCCGCGCCCGGAAAAATTCGATCAGCACCCCCATGTCCGCCTCGGACCGCACGCCCGGCCCGGCGTCGAAGGACAGGCGCGCATCGGCCCAGTCGCTGCTGCGGCGCTCATGGCCGGACGGGCTTTCCACGATCTGCGTCGAAAAGGCCGGGCTGATGCTCGCCTCCCGCCCGATGCTCAGGGGAAACAGCACATCGTCAAAGGCTTGCACATCATCCTCCCCATGTAACGTAAAGCAGGTAAAGCCGTCGCGGCACACCTGCGGCAGCGCCCAGATGAACGTTGCCGCCGTCCCGCGCGCGACCGCCGCCTGCGCCGCGTCCGCGATCCTGCGCCACTGCCCCGCCTGCTCGGGCAGCAGCACGAAGCCCGCCAGATAATGCTGCTCCTCTTGTCGGTAGCCCAGCCGCGCCGTCGCCATCTCGACCCCGCGCGCCGTCAGATTGGGCCGCCCCTCCGTCACCCAGTCATAATCCTCCAGCTGCAACACATCGAAGGCCGGGTGCGCCCATCCCACCGGCATGTTCGCCCGCTTCGCCTCGGGCGCGCGGGGATCGAGGATCGTCGGCAGATAGGCGAGCAGATGCGTCACCGCGTCCGGCGCGATCCCCTTCACATGCGCGCACAACGCCGCCGTGGACGCCGCCAGCAAAGCCCCCGCCGCGTCCAGCAAGTCGCGCTGCGCGTCGTCCAGGTCACCCCACACACTCGCGATCGACACCGGCGCGCCGCCCAGCGCCGCCCGCGCCGCATCGTCATAGAGGCAGATGCGCCCGTCCCCCGGCATCACCCACCACCACGGCTCCCCCACCTGAAACAGGATCGGCAGACCCGCTTCCAACCCTATGGCAACAAATGCGCCCGCCACCTGCCGCAGGTAGCCCATCGCGCCCTCATGCGCGGGCGACAGCAAAGTCGAGGGCGGCACCCATCCGGTCAGCGCCGGCGCGCCATCCTCCGCCCGCTGCTTCCAGTCGCCCCAGCAATGCTCGTCGAACAATTCGTAGGACAGCGACCAGATGACCCCCATCCCCATCGCCTTCGCGCGCGCCGCGAAATCCCGGTGCCAAGCCGCGCACGGCGCATTGAGCACCCCGCCCGCCAGGCTGACGTAAAGTCCTTCGCCAAGCCGTTCGAGCCGGAAATAATGGCTCATGCCCACATAATGGTTGATCGCCCCGCGATAGCCCAGCGCATGGATCGCCTCGACGACCCGCTGCGGCGTCTGGTTGAAGCAATCGTCATAGCCGGTCGCCATCGACAGCCCATGTTCGGGCAGCATCACGTCACCCACCGCGATCACCGATCCCGCCCCGTCGCAACGGATGTCGCTCAGCTCCGCCCAGCCCTCGACAGCGGCGGCAAAGGGCGTCGTGCCCTCGTCATAGTCCGGCGGCACCAGCGAGATGAACATCCGGTCGATGTCCCCCGCCCACACCGGATCGGCATCCTCGGGCAGGTCATATCCGCCCACCAGGTCGGCAAAATCCAGCGTGATGACAGCATCTTCCGGCCCGCCGTTCGCATGGTTCCACAAGCGCACATACCAGCTTTTCGCCGCCCCGCTCTCGTCCCGCCCCTCGATCGTCAGCGTCGGCCCGTGCGTCTCGTCCAGCCTGCGCACGCCCCCGCTCCGCCACCGGAACGACAGCACACACTCCCGAAAATCCCGCGCCGTCTCATAGGCGAGCAGCGTATGGCTCCATCGGTCCTCCGCCTCCCAGATCAGCCCCGCCAGATCGCCCGACCCGTAAAACACCGCATCGACCCGCACCGCGTCGGGCGCGGTCGTCACCACCCCCGCCATCATCGGCCGGGGAAAATTGACGGTCCAGTGCGTCGCGGCGAAGCGCTTCATGAAGCGCGTCTCCTGCCCCCGCCGCGCGTCCGCCAGCCAGTAATTCAGCCCGCTCATCGCTCCAGCGCCCCCTTGACCGCCCGCGCCACCTGCCGCGCGCTGCGCGCCAGCAACCGCGCCTCATTGGCCTCGCCGCCGCCATTCACCGCGATCCGGACCCGCACGTCGCGCCCGCTCCCGCCGCCGCCATGCGCCACCACCTGCCCGCTCGTCGTCGGCACGAACATCTCCGGCCCGCGCTCGCCGACCAGATACGCGCGTCCCGGCGCCACCGGCCCGCCCGTCGCCCGCCCCGGCAGCCCCAGCGCGGCCGTCAGCAGCGACGTGCCCAGGGTGAGCAATCCGCCACCCCCCGCACCGCCGCCGCCGACCGCCCCCTGCAACGCGCTGCCCGCAATCGCGTCCAGCACGCTCAATGCCATCCGCCGCAGATCCTCGAAGCCGAACTTGCCGGTCCGCACCGCGCGCAGCAGCCCCTGTTCGATCCGCAGCCCCGCCCGCTCCGCCCCGGCGGCCAGCGGCCCCTCCATGCCGGCCCGCATCGCCTCCACGTCGCGCGACAGGCCCGCCGTATCGGCCCGCACCCGCACCACCAGCGTCTCGACGTCCTCGTCCATGCCCTTCCCCCCACCAGAAAAAGCCCCTCCCCTTCAGGGGAGGGGTTGGGGTGGGGTCTAGCCCCACGCACCACATTGCCCCCGCTCAATCCGGCATCGCCGCCAGCAACCGCGCCAGGTCCGCCCCGTCCACGCCGCCGCCCGCGCCCCCGCTCTCCTCGCCCCGCGCCGCGCGCAGCACGCTCGCCAGGTCCGCTGGGGTCGCGCGCCAGAATTCGTCCGGCCGCCAGCCGAGCAGCCATCCCGCCACCCCGGCCAGCGCTGCCGCCCGATCGGCAAAGCGCGTCATTTTCCCGCCAATATCTGCTGCAACACGGCTTTGAGCACCGGCGTCACCCGCGCCAGCCCCAGCGCGATCACCGCCTCGCCCAGCGCCTCGCGCGTCAGCGCCCGCCGGTCGACCAGGCAATGCCAGAACAGCCCCACCAGCTCGCCCAGCGACAGCCTGCCCTCCGCCGCCCGCTCCACCAGCGCGAACAGCGGCCCCAGTTCCGCCTCCGCCGCCACCAGCGCGGCGAAACTCGGCCGCAGCGTCAGCATGTCGCCGCCCACCGGCAGCGCCGCCTCCCCCCGCGCGGGGTTCGCGTCCCCGCCGCTCACAGGCTCACCACCGCGCCGGAGCTTTCCAGGCTCAGCGCATAATTGCGCTCGCCATTATAATCGCCGGCATAATCGAGCCGGGTCACGAGGAACCGGCCCCGCATCCGCTCCCCGCTCTCGAAACTCAGCTCATAGCTTTCGATCGTGCCCGACAGCGCATGGTTGCGGATGCGCACCTCCGCCGCCGATCCCGTGAACAGGCCGGCCGCCGACACGCTGACCGACCGCACGCCCGCGCCCGACAGCAATTCGCGCCAGCCGCCCGAATCCTTGCTGGTGATGTTCACCGCCTCGCCGTTGACCGACAGTTGCGTGGTGCGCATTCCCGCCACCGTCGCATATGTTGCGGGCGTGTTGCCGTCGCCCACTTTCAGCAAAAATGCACTTCCCTTTTCGACGCCCATGGCGCATCCTTTCTTCCGTTGAACCGTGCAAAATGCAGGATATGGAGAGGTTTCGATGATCGTTTCCGCAGCGCTCGCGATGATGCTCGCCGGCGCCCCGTCCGCCGACGCCGTGGGCGTGGGGCGCAAGGATTTTTCCAAATGCCTGGCCGCGCAGATGCAGCCCTCGCTCGAAAAGAAGCTGACCGCGGGGGATTTCCAGTCCGCGATCAGGAAGGCCTGCGCCGACAAGGAAGCCGCCTTCCGCGCCGCCATCGTCGCGCAGGACAAGGCCGACAAGATGTCGGACAAGGATGCCCAGGCCGACGCCGACGACCAGATCGCCGAATATGTCGACAAGATCACGGCGGAATATGAGGAAAACAGCCGCCCGAGCTGACGCGGCGGCCCCGACCTGGACGGGGGGGGCCGCGCACGCCCCTCACGCCTGACGAAGCGGCGCGCCGTCCCCAATTTCGTCATCCCGGACGTGATCCGGGATCCCGCTTCCTTTCATCCGGCCTCCCGCACCGCCCGCACCCGCCAGTCGATCGTCGCGCGCCACCCCGCGCCCTCGCCACGCCCGGCCGGCGCCACCCGCGACCGCGCCAGCCGCGCGCTCACGATCCGCCAGCCGTCCGCCGCCTCCGCAGCCTCCATCGCCGGCCCGACCCGCGCCATCATCGCCGCCAGCCGCGCCGGGGCCGCGTCCGCCACCACCAGCCCGACCGTCAGCCGCAGCTCGCGCCCGTCCACATCCTTGCCGCCCCAGTCCGCGCCCAGGCATTCGCCCACAAACGCATAGGGCGCGCCAGCCCGCCCCGGCTCGCCGTCATGCACGCCGTTGACCAGCGCGGCCAAAGCCCCGTCCGCCCGCAGCGCCGCCACCAGCGCCCCGCGCACCGCCACTTCCGCGCTCATGCCTCTCTCCCCGCTTCCCGAAGCGTCAGGTCGCGCGCCCAGCGCGCCCGCAGCCCCCGCCCGGACAGGACCACCGCCTCGCCCTCGACCCGCGCCGCCACGCCCTCGTCGCGCAGCGCCGCCGCGATCCCCTCGCGCCGCCGCGCCGCCCGCGCCTCCAGAGCGCGCTCCAGCGCCGCCTTCATGCCCGTCTCCGTCATGAAAGGCGCATCCGCCGCCACGGCCGCCACAGCGCGCTCACCACCGCGGGCGGGGTCGCCGCGTCGCCGCCGCGCGCCAGATAATGGTCCGCCGCCAGCCGCACGATGCCCTGCCGCAACGTCTCCGGCACGCCGTCCAGCCCCTCGGCCAGCCCCGCGCGATAGGTGACGGCCAGCAGCCGCTCGCCCGCCCCTCGCGTCGCCCGGACCCAGCCGTCGCCGCTCGCGTCGATGTCCACCGCATAGGCGTCCACCGCCAGCGCCGTCTCCACGCCGGCGGCATCCACCGCCGCGACCGCCTCCACCGCGACCACCGGCCGCGCCGACAGCCGCTGCCAGCCCGCGCCCGCCGCCACCGTCTCCCGCGCCGTCCGCGCGATCAACCACTGGCCGATGAACCGCTCGCACAGCGCCCCCGCGCCGCGCAGCAACCCTTCCAGCACCGCGTCCTCGCCCGTCCCGTCGATCCGCAGATAGGCTTTCAATTCCGCCAGCGACGCGGGCGCCGCCCCGCCGTCTTCCTCCGTCAGCATGGCCCCATCTCCCCGCCGCCTCGCACAAAAAAGGGCGATCATGCCTTCGCAAACCCCATCCTCCCCCTTGGGGGTAGGGGGACCGGCAAAGCCGGTGGAGGGGTGTCACCCTATCGAGAGGGTGACACCCCTCCGTCTGGCCTGCGGCCATCCACCTCCCCTTGCAGGGGAGGATTGCGGACTCGCAAAAAGTCATGATCGCCAAAAAAAGGGGCGCGACCTCGCCCGGCCGCGCCCCACCTCCCCGAACCGTCGCCCCGCCTTACGACGCGGCGAACTTCAGCAGCTTGATCGCTTCCGAATTGGCCACCCCGCCGCCGATACGCTTGACGGCGTAGAAATGCACGAACGGCTTGTTGCTGAACGGATCGCGCAGGATGCTCGTCTCGCTCCGCTCCGCGATCACATAGCCGGCTTGGAAATTGCCGAAGGCGACCGACAGGCTGCCCGCCGCAATATCCGGCATGTCCTCCGCCTCGACCACCGGATAGCCGAGCAGGGTCGCCGGCTGCCCCGCCGCCAGCGCCGGCTGCCACAGGAACGCCCCGTCCGCCGTCTTCATCTTGCGGATGGTGCTCAGCGTCGCGCTGTTCATCACGAAGCTCGCCCCCTGGCGATAGGGCGCGCGCAGGCTCTGGATCAGGTCGATGAGCTTGTCCGCCCCGCCCGACCCGAAGCCGCCGGCCGTGCCGGTGGCCACATATTGCAGCGACCCGAACGCCCGCACCCCGTCCGCCTCGTTGGTGGCGGTGTAGGTCAGGAAGCCCCTGGGCTTGTTCGTGCCGTTGCCGCTCACGAACGCCGCGCCCTCCGCCGCCGCGAACTCGCGCGCGATCTCACCCGCCAGCCACGCTTCGACATCGAATTGCGCATCGTCCAGCATCGCCTGGCTGGCGGCCGGATTGGCGTACAGCTCGCCCGAAGGCGGCGCGATCTCGTTGAAGGTCGGCGTCGCCGTCTCGCCACGCGCGCCGGTCTCGCTGGCCCATCCCGACACGATCCCGCCCGCGCTCACCAGCTTGCGGTATCCCGCGCTGCCCGTGCGCACCACATTGGCGATGCTGCGGATCGGCGAAATCGCCTTCAAGGTGCTGTCGATGATCTGGTCGATCTCGCGCGGCACCGCATAGCCGCCCGCAGCCCCGCTCGCGCCCGAAAAGCTCTTCAGCTCTACGCCCGCCTCATGCCCCTGGCGCAGATAGCGATCGACGAAAGCGACCCGCGCCGGATCGACCTCGCCCCCCTTCACCCCGTCCAGCGCCGGCCGCCGCTGCGCCACCAGCGCGCCTTTCAGCGCCGCCACCTCCTGCGCCAGTCCCTCGATCCGCTCCCCCTGCGCCACCGCATCAAGGCTCGCCTCCAGCCTGTCCGTCACCTGATCCGTCATGCCCGTCTCCACAAAAAAAGGCGGCCCGCGATGGACCGCCTTGGTTGAAATAAAAAAGCGGCCTGGGGCCGCTTAAGATTACTGATATGTTAGATCAGCGTTTTTGATCTTGTTGCCAGTACGATACTTGCACCTGCAGTACGCGTTGGCCATAATCGCTCAGATGGCCGATAATCGGAGAAGTTCGACCTTCATGAATATCGAAAAAATCCGGTCCCCAAGGGAGTTCCGCGTGTCTGCTTAAACAGAAACGCGTAGCACATTTCAGGCCGCAGATTTCCATTTCGCCCAAGTTTGACACTGTAAAGTATTCGTTTCCTTGGCGAAAGGGATCAACTGATGTTCCGTAAACTACCCTTACCCAAGGATTCCCGTCCTGATCGGCAAAATTTTGCCTGATAAGGCCCGGATGATGATCCGGTGCCGGCAGCTTAGGCTGTTCCTCATACGGAAACCGGCACCACACAACATCGTATGGTGCCGGTACCGTAGACAGAGGATAGAATTGAAGATTTTTCAATCTACCAACCTGGTTCGCTAATGGGCGTCAGGCGGAAATTATCCGGCTTCTGCGCATCCACTGCTTTTTGCATCGCCTCGATATAGCTTTCGCTTATTTCTGTATGATAATTCGGCTGCATCCGAATTTTAGGCGACCCGTGGGCAGCGGTGGTGTTACCACGCCTCTTTGGCTGTCGCATGTTTGCTCCTAGTTTGAGGGATCGATCAAGCGATCGAGTGACTCATAAACGTTCACATGGCGATTTACGCTCATATATACAACAAAAAGTTATTCCCTTTTTGATAGCCGGTTCCATAGCTGTTGATAGCTGAACCTATTTTGAACTAGCCCCCTCCACCCCCACCACCCGCGCCAGCGGCTGCATCGGGTGCGTGACCAAACTCACCTCCACCAGCTCCAGCGCCAGCAATTCCCGCGGCCTAGCCCCCCGTGCCTCGCGCACCCGGTATCCGAAGCTCAACCCGTCCACCGCGCCCGCTTCCAGCGCCGCCGCCGCAGCCCGACCCGCCGCCGTCCGCCGCGACACGCGCCCGATCACGCGCAAGCCGCGCGCATCCTCCCGCGCGCTGTCCACCACGCCGATGACGCTGCCCGGCCCATGCTGCCACAGCAAAGGCACCCCCGCCGCCGCGACGTTACCGAACGCGCCCGCCCGCACCACGTCGCCGCCCCGGTCCACCTTGTCGAACACCGCCGCATAGCCGGCAAAGCGCAGGTCGCCGCCGCCGCTCATGCCTTCACAAGTCCCACCAGGCCGGTCTTGACCGCGATCCCCAGCAGCAGCAGCGCCATGCCGATCCGCACGACCCAGCCGATCACCGCCCCGCGCGCCGCCTTCTTGGCGTCCCGCCAGGCGGACAGCAGCGCGCGCAACTCGCGCACATCCTCCGCCGCCCGTCGGTCGCTCAGCCCCAGCCGCTCCAGCGCCCGCTCCGCGCCCAGCGCGCTCGCCTCCTCGATCAGCGCGCGGATCGTCACCATGTCCGCCACCTGCCCGTCCGCCTGCGCGACCAGCCGCGCCAGCATCTCCTCCTTCATCGCCCCCGCCTCCTTCCCTTCGCGCCGCCGCGCCCCTATCTGCCCGCGCATGAAGCGCCCCGCCCGCAAAATCCTGATCGCCCTCGTCCTCGCCGCGCTCGGCGGCGCGGCCTGGCATTTCCACCTCGACCGCGCCATCGACTGCTGGAACCGGAACGGCCGCTGGGTCTGGGACGGCGGCTTCTGCCGCCTCGACACCCTCCCTCAGCGCGCGCCGGACTAAAGCCCCAGCATCGCCTTCTTCTCCTCGGCGGTGAGGAAATCCGCGCCCGCGACCCGCTCCCACAGCGCCGCCCGCTCGTCCGACAGCGCCGGCACCGCGTCCAGATCCGGCTCGATGGCGACGCCCGGCCACCATCCGTCCAGCCCCTGGGCCAGGCCACCGCAAATCTTCGCCACCAGCGGCAATATCGCCTGCCGCCACAGCGCCTTGTTCGCCTCGCGATAATTGGCGTAGCTGTTGTCGCCCGGCAGCCCCATCAGCATCGGCGGCACGCCGAACGCCAAGGAGATCTCCCGCGCCGCCGCGCTTTTCAGCCCCACGAAATCCATCTCGGCGGGCGTCAGGCTCATCGCCTTCCAGCTCAGCCCCCCTTCCAGCAGCATCGGCCGACCCGCATTGGCCGCGCCCTGGAACGCCGCCTCCATCTCCCGCTTCACCCGCTCATATTGCTCGGGGGACAGCACCGACCCGTCGCCCGGCTCATAGACCATCGCGCCGCTCGGCCGCGCCGCATTGTCGAGCAGCGCCTTGTTCCAGACGCTCGCCGCATTGTGGATCGCCACCGCGCCCGCCGCCGCGCCTGCGCAGCCGAGGCCATAATGATCGTCGAGCGGATGCAGCGACTTCAGATGCAGCACGCTCGTCCGCCCCGCCCCGTCCTCCGGGTGCAGCCGCGTCACGCTGTCCCCCACGCGATAGAGATAGGCCGCCGGCCACCCCCTTGCGTCCGCCTCCACGCTGACCCGCTCGGGCCGCAGCGCGAACAGCTCGGCGGGCGTCCCGTCGGCGCCCGCGATCACCTGGACATAGCCGTTGCCGTGCAGCAGCAGGTGGCAAGCGAGCGTCTCGATCAGCCCCTGCCCCGCCGACGCCCGGCTCACCAGCCCCCGCACCCGCGCCTCATCTTCCGTACCGCGCACCTTGATCGCACACGCGCCGGCGCCCTCCGACACCAGCCGCATCGCCCGCTGCGCCACCGCATTGCCCATCACCCCGGCGCGCAGCTGCGCCTCATAGGACGCCGGCCACTCCCCCAGCGCCACCGCGCCCGTGCCCCAGGCACGCGCCAGCACCGGCCGCGTATCCCCCGCGGCCGCCTTCGTCCCGAACCATTTCATGGCTTGCTCCCCAAAAAAGCAAAACCCTCTCCCCGCTGGGGGAGAGGGCTAGTGAAGGTTAGCGGCCCGGCCGCTTACCGAAACTGGGAGAGGGGGTTGGCGCACCCTCTCATGACTTTACGGATTCCGCGCCAGCACCCGATCACATTCCGAATTCGTTCCCTCGCTCTTGCCGATCACCCGGCCCGCCAGCGCCCCCGCGCCCGCGCCCAGCAGCGTCTCGCCCAGGCTCCCGCCCGCCAGCACGCCCACGCCCGCGCCACCGGCCGCGCCGATCACCGTGCCCTTGTCGCGCCCCTTCTTGCCCTGAAGCAGGCAGTAGCGCACATCGTCCCGATCGCGCGGCGCGGCCCGCGCCACCCGCGCGCGATCCTTGGCATTGAGGGACGCCGCCATCACCGGGCTCGCCACCACACAAAGCCCGGCCACCGCCGCCAGCATCTGAACCCGCTTCATCGCACCTACTCCGTTGAAATACATCTGGATCAAGAACGAGAGCAGGCGACACCGGTTCCCCTTCTCCGCCCGGGGGAGAAGGATATGAAGCCTTGCCGCTAAGCGGCCAGGCGAAGTTGGAAGAGGGGGGAGCCAGCGCAACGCCGCCTCACCATCACCCCACCCATTCACCGTCACCCCCCCACCGTCACCCCAGCGAAGGCTGGGGTCTAGCGCGCCACAAAGCAACGCCCAACCGCCGTCACCCCGGCCCCGGAGCCGGGGTCCCGCTTCCTTCTTCCGGCAAAGGGAGATCAGCGGGATGCCGGGTCAAGCCCGGCATGACGAAGGAGATGCGAGAAGCGGCCATCGGTAGTCGTAGTTGTCCTACATCGTACTACCCGTTTGCGGTCATTTGCAGCCTGTGCCATCATGGACTGCAGCGGGGAACTTTGATGCGAGCGCGATTTGAATTACCTTCTAAGGCATTGGCAAAGGGCTTTTTTCGCCTTGCTCTTTGCGTTTGTCTCCTTTGGTTTTTCGCATTCTCGATCTGGTATGCGTCTCTCCGTTTCCAACCGTGTGGAATTGTCCTTTGGGACCGGATTTTTGGAGACCTCGTTTTAACCAGGCTGGCTCCGTCAGAATGTGCGAAGACTATGGTCCGTGTTGATGCCGTCGGCACACTGACATTGGGGTTGGAGGTCACAGCCTTTGTTTCCGACGACAGGCGCGTGGTAGGCGATACTTTCCGTCTAGGTCCTAACGCCACAGATGACGCGTTGCGCACGCATTTCCATCGATCAACCAACGCTGATGGCTGGCCACGTTACAGAGTGAGAGTGCGTGGGCGCCTATTCGATGATGGAAAGCGAACAGAGTTGGTGGCGGAGCAAATCACGCCGGCTCGATAATGTACGAGTGAAACGAGGCGATGAAGTTCGACCACCATCGTTAGGTTGCAGCGCCAGCTATTTTCGCAATGCAACCTGAACCTGACGCTCCACCCCCTCACATCCCCCTCACCCTCGCCTCCCCCATCCTCCCCAGCATCAACTCGCTCAACCCCCACACCAGCGCGTCGGCCCGGTCCGGCGACCGCCCCGGCCCGACATAGTCGCCGCCAGCCAGCAACCCGCACATCTGATCCTCCAGCGCCGGAAAAGCCCCGCGATGCGCGACCCGCCCGGCCTCATACAACGCCGCCACCGGCTCCGCCCGCGCCGCTTTCCCCCGGCTCGCATGGACCAGCCGCACGGGCAAAGCCGCTTCCGCCGCGCGCAGCACGCTTTCGACCATCTGGCCGCCATTGTTCGCCTCCGCCACCACCCGGTCCGCGCCATGGACCATCGCGGCGGCCGCCACCGCCCGCGCCCAGCCTTCGGGCCGCTGGCCGGTGACACTCGCGTCCGCGATCACATAGCCGCGCCCGTCGCCGCCCAGGCCCGCCACCACGATGCCGCAGGCGTCGCCGCCCGCGCTCGCCGGTGGATCGACCGCCACCACCACGCGCGTCAGCACGCCCGGCACATGCGCCACCCGGCACCGCTCGACAAGCGCGCGCGTCCACAGCGCGCCCTCCACCTCCTCGATCAGCTCGCCGTCCAGCTCCTGCCGCCCCAGCCGCGTGCCGCCATAGCCCGCCTGCATCGCCGCGACGAAGCCGGGCGCCAGGTTCGCCTCATTCTCGACCGTCCGCCCCCGCGTCACCACCACGCCGTCCTGCCCGACCAGCCGCCGCACCAGCGGCACCGGCCGGGGCGTCGTCGTCGCCAGCACGCGCGGGGCAAGCCCCAGCCGCATCCCCATCATGAGGTTGTCCCACGCCGCCTCGCCGCCCGGCCATTTCGCGATCTCGTCGGCCCAGCCATGGCTGAACTGCGGCCCGCGCAAACTCTCCGGCTCGGCCGCGCCGAACAGGCTCGCCACCGCGCCATTGGGCCAGGTCAGCCGCCGCAGCGCCGGCGCATAATGGGGCCGCGCCCACCATGGCGCGATGCTGAGCAGCCCGCTTGCCCCCTCCACCATGATGCTGCGCGCCTCGTGCAGCGTGCCGCCCACCAAAGCGATGCGCGCGCCCGGATCGCCCTCCGCAATGCCGCGCACCCATTCCGCCCCGGCCCGCGTCTTGCCGAAGCCGCGCCCCGCCATCATCAGCCACACGCGCCAGTCGCCCGGCGGCGGCAGCTGCGAAGGCCGCGCCCGCAACCGCCACTCCTGCGCCAGCCGCTCCGCCGCCGCCGGCGTCATCCGCGCGCGCAGCTCGCTCCAAGCCGCCTCGTCCAAACCACGCCCCCTTATCTAACATCCTCCCCTGCAAGGGGAGGTGGCAACCCGCAGGGTTGACGGAGGGGTGTCACCGTCTCGATAGCCGGACACCCCTCCGTCTGCCCTGCGGCCATCCACCTGTCCTGCAACGGGGCACACCCCCGATCCGCGTCAGCAAACGCAGCCCGTCGCCCCTCTCGCCCGGCCCGCCGCCCTCCCGCACCGCGGCAACAAAAAATAACGCAAACGCGCGGGAACGGCCGATGCCCGCGCCCCATTCTCGCATACGCACAAGGATTTCATGAAAGGAACGCCATGCCCAACGCGCCCCATAACCGCATGTCCACCCGCCAGACCCTGCTCACCATGATCGGCGCGGCCGTCGTGATCGGCGGCGGCGCGCTCGCCGCCAGCGTGGTCACGCACAAGGCCGCTGTGGTGAAGCCCGCCACCGGCACGGCGCAGGCGATGGCGCTGGCCGGCGACAAGCCCGACCCGCGCTGACGGGCCTACGACGGCGGTCGCCTATTTTCGCGGCGCCATGCCGCCACCCCCCAAGTCCTCCGGTAGCATGACCGGAGGCGCGGGATTTACCTCCGCGGCGCCATGCCGCCGAACGTGACGATGCTCTCCGCCCCGTCCCTGGCCACCGCCGCCACGCCGATGAAATGATCGTCGACGACCACATCCTTCAGCACCGTCTCGGTCGCGCCGGTGACGGCGCGGCTGTCGGTCCAGTCCTGCGCATCCGCCCGCCGCCAATAGACCTTATATCCAGCCGCCCCCGGCACCGCGTCCCAGAACACCCGCGTGTCCATCGAAAGCGCCCCGTCCAGCGATACGCTCGCCGGCGCGGCGGGCGCATCCGCCAGCTGCCGCAGCGCCGCGACGTTGAGCGCCGTCACCTTCGCCAGATAGGGAAAATCCATCCCCTCGACCGTGTCGCCATAGACGCGGCCATTCTCGGTCCGCAAATCCTGATGCTGCCGGTCGTAATTCTCGATCCCCACCGAAAAGCGCACGGCCGGAAAGCCCAGCTCCAGGAAGGGCGAATGGTCCCCGCCCCGCCCGAACCGGTCGAACCGCCGCACCGCGAACACGTCCAGCCCGATCTGCGGATTGGCCTCCGCGATCCCGTCGATCTTCTTCGCCAGCGCCCGCGACGGCCCGTCATCCTCACCGCCCGCCGCGCGCCGCACCAGCGCCGCCGCCCGGTCCTCGGCAAAGCGCGCCCCTTCGGAAAACACCCGCACCCGGTCCGCCACGATCCGCCCGTTCTGGCCCACCGTGTTGCCGACGATGTCGTTGTTCAGCATCGCGCGCACCTGCCACCCGCGCTTTTTCGCGGTTTCAGCCAGCAGCTTGCCGCCCCACAGCCCCTGTTCCTCGCCCGACAGCAGCGCATAGACGATCGTGCCGTCGAACTTTTCGCCCGCCAGCACCCGCGCCGCCTCGATCACCAGCGCCGTGCCCGACGCATTGTCGTTCGCGCCGGGCGCGTCGCTGGTCGCGTTCATGACGTCGCTCACCCGGCTGTCGATATGCCCGGCGACGATCACCACCTGGCTGGGATCACCCGTCCCCTTCTGGATGGCGAGCACATCCACCACCTCGACGCCCTGCGGCGCACGCGGCCCGGTGAACCGCTCCGCCACCGTCTCGACGGAAAGGCACCCGCTACAGCCCCTAGCAATCTTCTCGAACTCCTGCGCCCCCCACCGCCGCGCCGCCCCGATCCCGCGCTTCGGGTCATTGGCGGACGACGCCGTATGCCGCGTCCCGAAACCCACCAGCTTCTCGACACTGGCCCGCAGCCGCGCCGGATCGGGTGCCTTCGTCTGGGCAAGAGCAGGATGCGCGACAAGCGCGGCGGACAACAGGAGCAGGGCTTTCATCATAGCCCCACCCTGAAACCCCGCCGCCCGCTTGTAAACCACTTGGGGTGCAGAAAGCCCCCGCCCCACTCATCGTCACCCCGGACCTGATCCGGGGTCCAGCTTCTTCGAGGCGACGAAAGGCAGCGGGATGCCGGGTCAAGCCCGGCATGACGAGGAAGGACCGCTAAGGACCATTTTAGGTCGGCAGAAACGATTGCTATATATGCACAGGGCAGGCATTCTTTATCTAGGAGAACCTACGGTTTTTCATGAAGTGCCCTGCCTAGCTCACGGGCAAGCAGTGCAGCATCCGGATCATTTTTTGTCGCTGTTAACCGCGCCCGTTCCGCTTCCATGGCTTTTCGGCGCTTCATGCCCGGTAACGCCGCGATTTTGACGTATATTTTAACTGCCTTTACCCAAAGCGCATCGGGCGATGGCACATCCTCCAATGCCCTCGAAAAAGGAGGCGCGTTAACGACATATGCACTGCCTTCCTTCTTCAGGAAGGTTACAACGAGCATGCCACTCTCAAAAACCTGACGATTACATCCGCCTGAAAAGACATCCGGATTTGGCTCTTGCAAATTGCGACGATCACTTGCGACAGCCTTCCATCGTCGGCTTGATATAGCGCCATATTCATAATGTATTTGTTGAGGCAGGCGATCGCCCTTGAGAAGTGCAATTGGCACTAGCGACGCGCGGCGAAAGCCAAATTCAGAATTGACCGCTCCCGCTTTGACTTTTGCCAAAACAATTGCGTCTGAGCCTTCAACAAGTTGCAAAGTAGTTGGGACGCGATAGCCGCGAACCACTGAGCATGCCTGTGCAGTTGAGGCGATCGTTACAGTTGCTCCAAGACATGCGGCTATAATGGTTCGCGTCCACATGAACCGATGATGGCGAGTAAGATATGCTTTGGCAATGTCGGCTATCGTTTGATTACCACGAACACCGGACCGTCCGCTAACCACCCATCCCCGCCACATCGCTCCCCTCAAAACACCACCGTCATCCCGCCGGCCACCGGCACCCGCGCCCATTCCTCGCTCAGCGCGTCGATCCGCTCACGAATGGCCTCGACCTCCGCCACCGACACCGCCGGCGCGTCCTCATCCCCGCACGCATGGACATAGACCGCCAGCAAATCCGCCGCCGGCACCCGCCCGCCCCACATCTCCGCCTGGAACGCCTCGACCAGCCGCTCGACCGCCCGCGCCGAGCCGTCCGCTTCCATCGCAAAGCCGACCGGCTGCCCCTCCTTCAGCAGCGACAGGAATCCCCGGTGCGGCACCACGCTCTCGACCGCATAGTGGATCATATCATGCGGGATGATGCCCTGCTTCGGGCACTGGACCGTCTCGCCCG